GTTAGCCATAATTTTTTCCTTATTTTAAATTAATAATTAACTCCCTTTACGAGAGCCTCCAAAACTTACCCTTGACTGTCTGTCAATATTGACAGGCATCTCAGGACGTTGTTCCCTTAGAATATCGTTATCAACGGCTTTAACTTGATCAGAAGTAATGCTTTGAAAATACTTCTTGCGTTGTTCGATTATTTCTTCAGGTATCCTTGCCAACACAAGGCCACCAACCCCAATTAACCCCTGATATTGACCTTGTTGTATCACTGGATAATCATGATCTCCAAGCTGATTTTTAACTTCTTCAGCTCTGACGAACTCCCAGCCTTCTCTTAACTTTTTAGATACATTACCTGTATCCATATAACCAAGACTTTCGGTTCTTATCCAACGATGCTTAAAGCCCTGTGGTGCAGGGGGTGCATCCAGACTTGATGGTGGAGTCCAAGGTTTGTTTCGTACTTCTTTTGTTTCACTTGAACTGCGTGAGGTTCTTGCTTTATTATTCATATTTTTACTCCTTCACGAATTTAGCGTATTCTTCTAATGGCACCCCTAGTTTTTTAGCTATCGCTACTTGTGATCGGGTGAGAGTCACTTTTCTGCGTCCTTCTTGTTTACGCCCCGCTGAGGCAACCGTCTGGACGGGTTTTTTTTCTGCCGAAAACTTCTGAGGAAAATACTCAGTGAGTTTTCTGTCTATCTCATTGTAATACTCATCGGACTCTGAGTCAAACCCCTGACTCACTAAATCTTCATGAATTCCATATGCAGCATTAGTCATGACTTTGTCTTTACCAAACCATTTATTTTTATCTGCCCAGCTTTTTGCTCTTTCACTAGGCTCTGGCCTTTTTGGTTGTGGCTGTTCAACAGGTTGTTTTACTTCCTGTTCCTTTTGTTTCTTTTGTTGTTCCTTTTGTGCTGTTTGTAATCTTGCTTTTTCTTTTTCTACTGCTAATTGTGTTAACTTATCATTAGCTTCCATAATTTTATCTGAATCTTGATCTTCAATAGCTTTCTTTAAAACATTTTTGACTTGTTCTCTTTGACTATCTACTCTTGCTTCATACTCTTTTAAGTAATTATCATCAGATGTTGTAAATTTTTGTTCAGCATCTTGATATTTTTTTTGTAAACCTTTTGCATAATCCAAAGCAGCTTTTTCTCTTCTTTCTGCTTCTCGCATTTTTCTTGTGAGTCCATCTATTCTTTTTTGAACTTTGTTGGACATTGACTGTAAATCGTCACCTTCTTCTTTGACTTCAGGTTCTGTTTTTTCTATTTCTGCTTTTGTGTCTTTTTTTACAGGATCTGAATATCCTAAATCAACTTCTTCAAGAACAGGTTTCTCTTCTTCTTTTGTTGCATCTGATACTTCTAATGTTTCTTCTTTGACATCATCAATATCTAATTCTATTTGTTCGTTTGTATTAGCCATGTTATCTCCTTAAAATAATGCCAGAATGTCTTCTGGTTTTTTTATTGTTCCGATGATCTCATCATCATTTAAAATTCTATGCTCACCAAATTTAGTTTTAAATCTAGCTCCAGCGTATCTACCATAAATAACAAATTGTCCTTCTTTACACCAAGGCCCATCTGGAAATTTTTCTTTGTCTTTATAACAAAGATCACCCATTTTAACAACAAGTCCAACAACAGTTGTCATTTGTATGTTCTCTTGTGTTTTATCAGATAAATATACACCACCTTCTGTTTTGTTATTTCCAGAGTATGGTCTTACTAGTAATCTGTATCCAACTGGGTTGGGTATTATTTTAAGATATTCTTCGGTTTGTTTTGCACCTTTTGGTACGAGTATTTTTTCTTCACTTTGTAAATAGCGTTTAGGTTTTATTAAAGTCATCTAAATCGTTCTCCTTTTTTAGCAGGTCATTAAGATCCCGTAGCAATGCTTCATAAGCACTGAGTTTTCCTTTAGCATACTGCAACTTTTCTATTGTGTCTATACTGTAACATATATCTTCTTTTACATCTTCCAACTTTTTTCTGATAATACGTCTAAATTGTTGAATGGTTTCTATATCAAGCATATATTCTTAAATCACTATATAATCTTTAATTGAAAGTCTTTTTCTTTCAATACTAACATAGCTTTTGTTTCAATCCAGACTTTGGCACCACAGGACAATGGTTTATCTGGACTATATACAACTTTACTATCTCCTTTTATTACCACTTCTTCGGCATAATAATTTTCTTTAGAAGTTTTAACAGTAATAACAGGATCATCTTTATTATTTTTTTTATTAGATCGTATGACATGTTGATTAATATGAATACGTTTTATCATTTTTTCATGTTTTCTCTAGCAATACCTTTTGACTTCTCGAAGGATCTCATTGCTCCGAGTCCGAGTAACGACATAACTAATGTTACGAGCCCCTCCATTTCCAAACTTGGTGGCATCAAATCAGGATTGAACATACTAGCAAACCAATTTAAAATCGGTCCTATGAAAAACTGCCATAGTAACCCCAAGCAACAGACCCACATTATAGCGGGGCGGGCTCCGCTTACAAACAAACTAGGATGTTTAGCTTGTTCCTTGTTTACTTCTATTTGTCCTTTTGCTAATTCTTGAGCATGCTTTTCTGCTAAAGTAGATAGCTTATAAGCTATCTCATTTTTTTTATCTTTATCTTCAATAAATTTACCAAGCAGTTTAGTTGCTGGACCTATTAGTGCTGTTAATGCCATTTTTTTTCTCCTTTTCCTTTCTATCCCAACATAGTTGACAATAAAATTTAAACTTTTCATAATCTACGGCAGGGTTTTCACAAAAGCTACATTTTTTATGAGATATCGCTAGTCTCCATGCTTTATCAATGGTTCTCATTATTTCTCTTGTAAATAAGTTTGCGTTCACCCTCTCGTATTTTATAAAAACCTAATTTACTTAAAGACCAATCAATTGTCTTTGTATTATATGTTTTGTGATCATCTAAAATTATTAAACTTTCATCTTCCATATATCTCATAAAAAAATTAATCTCGTGATTAACTGCATTAGTAGTATGAGGTCCATCTAAATGAACTACTGAATATGTATCTTTCATATACACTTGTCCATCAATACTTATGGGATAACCATTTTTCATCGTTTCAAAAAAATAAGTATCTGGAAATTCAAAGAAAGCAAACTCTTTATACTTTACTAAATCATACAGTGTTTCCACTTTCATATTATCTGTATAATCTGCTGTGTATGGAGGTCTGTCATCATAGTGTTGATAATTTAAATTGCCATAAGGATCAACAGCTATATGTCTATAATACTCTGCACCTTTAGCGATCACAGCATCCATTATTGTTTTAGAACCAAGCCCTCTTCGCAATCCTATTTCGCAAGTTAGGACTATATCGTTCAAGTTTAGTTTTTCTATTTCTTCTGTAATGAATTCGTATTCGAAAGAGTCGCCAGCAATCATTTAACACCAATAAATTTTTTCCCTTTTACTTGTATATTACTTATACCTTTAATATCACTTTTTACACCATTTTCACGATGAGGGCAACCAATATTTGATAGTGCTCCTATTTTCATACCTTCAGGTAATTTTCTAGATTTATCTATCTCCTCTGATAATGCTTTCGATACATCCTCAGCACTTACATAAGTTTGTGCAGTCGATGGTATATCAATTAAATTTTTTTTATCTTTTGCTTTTTTTTCCAAATACTCAAAAGAATAGGACTGATATTTATCTCTGCTTACTGGATACTTTGTAAGATTTTTTTTGTTGCCATATATACTGGGATATATACTTTTATCGGTGCTTAAAGTTCTAACTGTTTCATTTTTACTTGTTGTTTTACTCTTAGGATTTACTGCTCTATTGACTTCACTGTATTTTTTACTTTTAATTATTTTTTTTGCTGTATCAATAGCAGTTTTATTTTTTATTTTATTATGTAACTCTTTTACTTTAGCTTTACTTACTACAGACATTTTACCATTTTTAAAATAATCTATTTTTATTCCCTGTGAATCTGGACCTTTATTAGGTGGTGAACCAAAACGCTTACCCGCCACTTCTACCTCCTTTTATTATGTCATTTGCTACTTTTGTAGCTGCAATCTTTGTTTTATCATCAGCAACACGAATTCTTTCCTTAGCTTGTGCCTCCTGATCCTCTCTTTTCATCTTTTCAAGGTCAAGTTTTTGATCAAATTCACCAACTTTTCTCATTTCTTCTTGCTGAAACTCCATATTACGTCTTTGCATGTCCATTGCACGTAAATCTAGCTCTCTTTGCTTCAATTGTACCAACTCATCACCTTTTGAAGTCAATTCTTCTGCTTTTTGTAGCTCTTGTGTCAATTCAGCGGTACGTAAAGCAACCATACTGTCAAATTCTACCTGAAATAGCTCTGGATTTTGATCTTTCATCGCCATCAAGTCAGGTCTTTGTGTTGTAATAATCGCTAATGCCTGTGCTCTTGCTTTCATAGACAAATGTTCTGCAATATGAGCCTGTAAAAGTGCATAAACCATCGGATTTATCTGTACCATACGTGTTTGTATAAATGCTGTGTGTGATACGATGTGTGCATCATGGTTTTGTGTGGTAAAAGCTTGAGGAACTTGCATTCTTAAAGACTCTGCATTCTCCAAAGCTGGATCTTTTGGTATTTTTGGAGGTTCTGGCTTCAAAATTTGGTCAATTTGCTTTGTTCCAAGTGCTTCATACACTCTTCTAAATGCTTCTCGCATGTTATGAAGCTGTGGAGCAGCCTGTGCTACACGTAACTGCTCCATAGCAAGCGTGACCCTTTGACTAACGGAGAAGATATTAGGGTCCGCATATGGTATAACATCAATATCTTCACTAAAATCTGCTGCTTTTACAAATTGATTACCACCATAAGTCGCATACGGATAAATCGGAGGAAGATATTCGCTAAAAATCTCATGCAACAACTTAAATTCTTGCTTCATTGCATAATAACAACGCTTATGTATTGCACTCATGACCCGTGAGCCTTGTTCCAAGAGTGCTAATGTTGTTCCAACCGCCCTGTTTTGTGTATCATTACCCACTTTCATGTCAGCAATGGAAGCAAAACGTTGTCCTGCTTGCACTACAAAGCCTAGTAAATTCATCAAGGTAGGACTTGGCTCTTTGAAGGGGAGAATTTGAAACTGATCTTTAATGTTTCCGCCAGGTGCGTCTACGTCTCTGAATTCACCAGGCTGAAAGGGTTGATCATCATCCCTTATTCGGATACCACGGCTCTTGAATCCCGCTGGTAAATTACTTAAAGTACCTGCATCTAATAGTTGTCTTAGTGCAGCAGTAGCAGTTTTTGATAAACCACCGATCATGTGTATTAGTCCAAAACCATAAAAACCTAAACCTGGTAAAAATTTGAAATGTACAAAATATTCTCTGCGTCTAAACAGTTCATCATCAGGTCTGTAGTTTCTATATATACTTAGTATTCTACCTGAACCTTCATCAATCGTTACGATGTAAGGAATCTTAATTCTTTTCTCATCATCTGTTGATGTGTATTCGTCTAAATCTAAATCAACATGCATTTCTAAAATGTTAAATTGATAGTCATCACCTAATGAAGTTCTTGATATACCTTCTATCTCATTATACTTATCTTGTATCTCATCTTCTTCATCAGCATTTAATAAATCTACGTCACGGTAAAAACCTGTCTTTTGTTTTTTCAAGATATCGTTTTCACTCATCTTTACAACGTGTGTAATTCTTTCACACTCATGTAAACTTGTAGTGTAATAAGGAACAATCAAATCTTCCGCAGCAACAAATTTACTTACTGCTCTTTTCATTGTGTCATCATAATAAATCTTTTTGAAAGCAGAACCTGCTAAAGGTAAATAAAATAATAATTGATCAAAATCTGGAGTGTACTCTTCCATCTGATTTAGGATCATGTAATTCATAAACTCTTTTACACGATTAGCTTGCATGGTTCTTTGCATATTCTTCTCGCCAACAACCATCGTCTTGACTGGCCCTTCGGCAGGAAGAAGTTCTTTATAGGCTTGTGCCTGAAACTGTGTTACTGCTTCTGCAAGTAAAGGATGTGTTACACCAGATGCACCCTTAAATGGTTGACCCTCATCTGAATATTTAAAACCTAATAAATCTAATCCACTAATATAAGACTTTTCCCAATCGCCTCTGGACTCTCTATCTTTTTTATAATCAGAAACCAAATCTTTTGACAGGTGAGCTAAACTTCTATCATCCATTGAGTCTGCAATATTTTCAAAAAAATCTTCTTCTTCCTGTTCTTCCTGCTGCATCATCTCCATGCCTTCTTCAGTCGGCTCTTCAACAACTACATCTACAGGCTCTTCTCTATTTTCTTGCAGATCAACAACGTCACCATCTTTATCTGTTACTTCAATGTTTTCTTCTATCATGTTATTCTCGTTTTTTTATTTCTACCTATCTTGGTATTTACTGTTACAAAAGTTCCATTTTTAGCTTGCGTCATTTGACCAATCGATTGTACAGGTAATGCATATTGTTGTCTAACTCTAAAATCTGCTTTTCTTTTATCAACCGCAAGTCTATCTAGTAAATCATAAGGTTGTTCTACTGGAGGAGCATCACTACCTGGATTAATCATTTTCATTGGATCTCCACCACCAGGTAAAAATTTTTCTAAAGCTTGTTGTTTTATTTTTGCTCTGTATGCTTCTCTTAACGGATTGTCTGCTGTAGCTGTTTTATTAGTATCATCTTTTTGACTTACTACTTTTGACTCATCTGTGCTTTTAACAGCGGAAGTTGTAGCACTTGATTTATCTTTTTTAATTTCTTTTTTTTCTTCTCTCTCAGGGAAGTCTGTTGGAAAACCCTCTTGCATATTTTTTACATATTCTTCAATGATTTCTTTTTCTGTCCTAGCCATTTGATTCTCCTAATAGTAGTTGTACTCTTTAGGTGGTAAATCTTCATTGTCCACATAATCTGAGTATAACTCAATAAAGTTCCCTTGTCTGTACCTTAACACAGCTTGTGTGGTTGAATCAACATAGTCATCGTATTGTCCGTGTGGAAAAGCTGCACATTCGTCAATTACATCATCTGCAAACTTCTCACCATGTGGATACCACACCTGACCACTTTCAAATAATGGAGCACAGGAGTTTACTCTGGTATGTTTGTCATTACCTTTGCTAGGTGTAAACGGCACTACTGGTATACCCATTCTTCTAAATTCTTGTGTCAACGGTTCACCACTTGCTTTTTGTTCTATCTTT